TTCAATTTGTTGTTTAAGGGTAATATAACCATTGTGGTTAAATAGTCAAGCATATATTTTTTGACAAAGTGTCGCATATAAAAGCATCAATTAAGGAAAGGTAAAAAGGTTAAAAGAAAATATTAAAAGAAAATTATAGAACGATTGAAAGGTTAAGAGATTGAAAAGATTAAGAGGAATGAAAATTAAAGAGGGATAAAATATTGAAAGGGTTAAAAGTTGTTATCTTTATGTTCAGCTTCATTCAAAAACAAATAGCATTATATCTCGGCATTCCATTCAATCAGCATATCAATGGCAAAATATTTATAAATGACTGATAACTATTATATTATCGGAAACTATTTTATTAATGATAATTAAACATTATCACTAGTTACGCCTTAATTTTTGGAACGACAGACCCACCCATACCCCATAAAGTGACCGGCATTTTTAATATATATATACATGGGATTTTTCCACACCCATATCCAGTCACACTCACCCCCATATCCACAAAACAACCCACCCCCTTTTCTTTGCTAGACCTCCCTTTTAAAATAATTTACTACAAGATATATGGAATACGATAGCGACAATATACAATCTGTAGTATTTATAGAACCTAAGACCAATAATGTTATTATTAAAATCACAGGTTTTCCTAATAAGGATATAGCAAATCTATATGTTACTTGGATTATGTCAGAGCTATCCTTTGATTTTACACCAATGAATGGAACGATAGATACGAAGATACACTAATGGATGCTAAGATACCCTATACTCCTAGGAAACATCAAATATACATACACCACAATATTGCTAAACACAGATGGTCTGTATTAGTGTGCCATAGAAGATTTGGCAAAACAGTCTGTATGATTAATCAATTAATCAAATCAGCTTTACTTTCTGGATTGAAGAACCCTAGGTATGCCTATATTGCACCCACCTTTAAACAAGCAAAGTCTATTGCCTGGGATTATATGAAACAATTTACTAGCCACATACCAGGAGTAAAGTTTAACGAAACAGAACTAAGGGTAGATTTTCCTAATGGTGCAAGAATAACCCTACTAGGATCAGAGAATTGCGATGGTTTACGAGGTATCTACTTAGATGGTTGCGTCATTGATGAATATGCCAATGTAACAGAACGATTGTTTCCAGAGATTATACGACCTGCTTTATCAGATAGAAAAGGATATTGCGTATTTATTGGTACACCGCAAGGAATGAATAATAACTTCTATGAACTATACCAACACGCACAAGGTGCAGAAGATTGGTTTCATTACAAAGCAAAAGCAAGCGACACCAAAATAGTAGATCCAGATGAATTAGAAAAAGCAAAAGAAGTGATGGGGGAGAATAAATACAAGCAAGAGTTTGAATGTGATTGGATTGCCAATATTGAAGGTGCGATTTATGGAGAAGTTCTAACAGAGATGGAAGATAAAAGGCAGCTACACAGAGTACCTTATGATCCTGCTTTGCCTGTCTCTACTGCTTGGGATTTAGGAGTATCTGACCATACAGCTATTATCTTCTTTCAGCAATTAGGAAGTGCTATTAATATTATTGATTACTATGAGGAACGAGGTCAAGGATTACCGCACTACATAGAGGTAGTGAATAGCAAGGATTATATTTATAAGGATCATTATGCTCCACACGATATTGAGGTTATGGAGTTCAGCAATGGCAAAACCAGAAGGGAAGTAGCTTATCAATTAGGCGTAAGGTTTAAGGTAGTTCCTAAACTTCCATTAGAAGATGGCATCCATGCTACCTTGATGACCCTGCCTAGATGCTGGATAGATACAGACCATTGCAAAAAACTAATAGATGCGTTAAGACATTACCATAGAAAATATATAGATAAGAACAGAATGTTCAGATCTAAACCTGTGCATGATTGGAGTTCACACGCTTGTGATGCCATGAGATATTTATCTGTAGGAATTACAGAATTAAATACTAGACAAAATGCTCCACAAAATGTAGCAGATAATGAATATAGTATTTTATAAAAGGAATTTATTATGGGAAGTTTATTTAGTCCAAAGATGCCAGCACTACCCCCAGTTCAACCTTTGCCTGAACCGCCGAAGGCAGAACTAAGTGCAGAAGAGAAACAAAGGATAGCGGATGAACAAGCTGCTATGGAACGTAGAAGAAAAGGTCGTAAGTCTACTATTCTAACTGGACCTTTAGGTCTTGAGGAAGAAGCAACCACAGAAAAGAAAACTTTATTAGGAGGATAATATGGCAATTAAGAAAATAATTAAAATGGCAAAAGAAATTATTAAACCAAAAAAAGAAAAACCTTTAGAATTAAAAAAGGAACAAGCAAAAGAAACTAAGTCAGAAACAGTATCAGAAAATACTAGTTCCTTAACTAGGGAGACAAACTAACATGGGTGCAGTAGTTCCAAAAATACCACAACTTTTTAAAAAAGCAAAAGCTCAACAACCAACTCCTGCTCCAGTCACTCCTACGACTGCAGAAGTTTCGCAAAGTGAAGCTACAGCCGCAGATGGTATGGGAGCTATGTCAAGAAAAACAAAACGAAAAGGAAGATCAGCTACAATATTAACTTCATCAGAAGGTGTAGATCAAAGTATTACACTAGGCACTAAAAGTTTATTAGGCGGATAATGGCAAAAACAGAACTAAGCAAAAGTTTATTAAAACGATTTGATCGTTTGAAAGCTCAGCGTCAAAACTGGGAATCGCATTGGCAAGAAGTAGCAGACTACATGATGCCAAGAAAGGCAGATGTAACTAAATCCAGATCCAAAGGAGACAAGAGAACAGAATTAATTTTTGATTCTTCTCCTATGCAATCTTTAGAATTATTAGCAGCATCGCTTCATGGTATGCTGACCAACCCATCCACTCCTTGGTTCTCTTTACGATTCAAAGAAGATGGAATGGAAAATGAAGATGAAGCAAAAGAATGGCTAGAGTCTGCAACAGAAAGTATGTATGCCGCATTTAATCGTTCTAACTTCCAACAAGAAATTTTTGAATTATACCACGACCTGATCACCTTTGGCACAGCCGCAATGTTTATTGAGGAGGATGAAGAAGATATTATTAAATTCTCTACCAGACACATTAATGAAATTTATATTTCTGAAAATGATAAAGGAAGAATAGATACAGTATTTAGAAAATTTAAAATCTCTGCAAGAGCAGCATTACAAAAGTTTGGACAAGATGCGTCAGACAACATTGTAACTACTGCCAGAAAAGATCCATACGAAGAAATAGAGATATTGCACGTTGTATATCCAAGAACTGATTTTGATCCTAAGAAACAAGACAAAGCAAATATGCCTTTTGCTTCTTGTTACATTGAAGCTGGTACAGGCAATGAATTATCTATGTCAGGATTCAAAGAGTTTCCTTTTGTAGTACCTCGTTACTTAAAAGCATCTCACGAAATTTATGGAAGATCTCCAGCCATGACTGCTTTACCTGATGTGAAGATGTTAAATGAAATGTCTAAGACAACCATTAAAGCAGCTCAAAAACAAGTTGATCCACCACTCTTAGTTCCTGATGATGGATTTATTTTACCTGTACGAACTGTTCCTGGTGGACTGAACTTTTATAGATCTGGAACAAGAGATAGAATTGAACCACTCAACATTGGCGCAAACAATCCATTAGGTTTAAACATGGAAGAGCAAAGAAGAAACTCTATTCGTAATGCGTTCTATGTAAACCAACTGATGATGCAACAAGGTCCTCAAATGACAGCAACAGAGGTCATCCAAAGGAACGAAGAGAAAATGAGATTACTAGGTCCTGTGCTTGGTAGACTACAATCGGAATTGTTAAAACCTCTGATTGACAGAGTGTTTGCGATTATGATTAGAAAAAATATATTCTTACCTGCACCAGAATTTTTAGCAGGAAAAGATATTGAGATTGAATATGTATCACCACTTGCCAAAGCTCAGAAATCTTCAGAGCTACAATCTATTATGCGTGGTATAGAAATTATGGGATCACTTGCGAATGTTGCTCCTGTATTTGATTATATTAATTTTGATAAACTAGTGAAACATTTATTAGATATTGTAGGTGTGCCACAAAAAGTTTTAAAACCACAAGCACAAGTTAATTCTGAAAGACAACAGAAACAACAACAACAAGAACAAGCTATGCAGATGCAACAGTTGCAACAAATAGCACAAGCAGGAGGACAAGTAGCACCATTGGCAAAAGCATTGCCAGAGGAAGCAAAACAATTAGTATCAGGGGAATAATACATGGATCAATTAAAACAATTAAAGATTAGCTATAAAAATATTTTTGAATCAGATGATGGAAAGTTAGTCATGTCTGATTTAGAGAAACGATGTCATTATCATGCTACCACCAATGTAAAAGGAGATAGCCATGAAAGTGCATATATGGAAGGACAACGCAGCGTTCTTCTATTTATTAAACAAATGCTGCTAAAGGAAAACACTAATGTCAAACGAACAGATAACGGAGAATAATTCTTCGCCTGTAGAACAAGAGACAACACAACCAACTACAACTTCTACAGAAACAACAGCACCTAAAGAAGATACATTAATATCTTCTACAACCAATACAACAGCTCAAACTTCTAAATCTTGGAAAGAAATTATTAGTGAAGAGTACAGAAAGAATCCTAACATAGAAAAGTTTACAGAGATTGATGCGTTAGCGAAAAGTTACATCAATGCTGTATCTATGATTGGTTCAGATAAAATTCCTGTACCTACCAATAATTCTACAGAAGAACAATGGAATGAAATTTATACTAAGTTAGGTAGACCAGAATCTCCTGATAAATATAAATTAGATGTGAAATCAGATGCTGTTCCTATAGAAGAATCTGCAATTCAATCTTTTGCAGAAAATGCACACAAGCTAGGTTTAAATAATAAACAAGCTCAAGGCATTTTAGAATTTTATAAAAATAATATGGAACAGTCTGCACAGCAAATGCAAATCAATATGGAAACAGCACAAGCCGATGCAGAAGCTCAACTACGAAAAGAGTGGGGTAGATCGTTTGATGAGAATATTAAAAAGGCAGGTGCTTTAGCAAAAGCAAATATGAATCCTGCTATTTTAGATATGCAAATGAAAGATGGTACTCGTTTAGGAGATCATCCAGAAGTCATTAAAGGATTTGCTAATATTGCTAATCTAATCTCTGAGGATAAATTTATTGGTACAGACCAAGAAAATATGACTCAAGCTAGAGATTTGGATGCTGAAATAAGATCTATTGTAAACGATAGAAGTGGTCCTTATTGGAATAGAAACCATCCAGACCATGAAAGAACAGTTCAGCAAGTCTTAACTTTAAGAACAATGATGAATGGATAATAAACAATTACGATTAGAAATTATTAGAATGGTATTGGAAACGGGTTCAGAAATACATAAATCTAACCCCTTGCCAATCGCTGATAATTATTATAATTGGATTTCTAAGGAGAGTGAAAACTCTCCGAAGAAACGCAAGACAATCTCTAAACCAGACCTTGCTGACAAGAAGGAATAGACTCTGGTCTAACAGACCTTAAATGCAAGAGATGCCTGCTTAGCGGAGAACCTCTCTGTTTTATTTTTATTAATGACCATGTGGGTTGTTAATATTTAACTTTAACAAATGGAGAGACAAATATGTCTACACAAATAACTACAGCATTTGTAGAACAGTATAGTTCTAACATACAAATGTTGTCACAACAAAAAGGTTCTTTATTGAGAGATAAAGTACGCCTTGAATCAGTTGTTGGAAAAAATGCTTTCTTTGATCAAGTAGGAAGTGTTACTGCAACTGTAAGATCAAGCAGACATTCAGACACTCCTCAAGCAGATACTCCTCATTCAAGAAGAAGAGTAACTCTTGTGGATTATGAATTCGCTGATCTAATTGATGACCTAGATAAAGTAAGAATGTTGGCTGATCCAACTTCTTCTTATGCAATGGCTGCTGCCTAT